ATACATTACCAAATTCACGTAATTTAGGTAGATCAATGTTTATACCAATTTTGCCTAATACGCCACTAACCTTATCAACAAATCCATTAATTGTTCTAATAAAGCTGTTCATACTGTTAATAACCCTATTAATCATATTTTCAAAATTTTTAGGTAAATTTTCTAAAAATGGTTTTAAAAATTTATCTGCAATTTCTGTAAATTTTTGAAATGCTGGTGCTAATAAATTAAGTAATACTGTTACAATACTTATAATTGGTGGCAAAATTGCAGCAAATAATTGACCTATTGAACTTAAAAACGGTGCTACTGCTTTAACAGCGTCAACAAGTTCCGGGCCGATCTCTTGCACTAAATCCATTACTACTGGTAACAACTGTTCAGCAATAGGTAACAATTCTGCACCCATAGTAACTTTTAGTTCTTTAAGTTTTGCTTTAGCTTCCCTTGATCTGTTAGCAAAACTTTCTTGCGTTCTATTTAAGTCGCCTTGCTGTACTGTTGTTTTTTGTAATAATAATTCATACGTTGCTAATGCTTTTTCTTGTTTAGTTAATTCACTAGCTGACGTTTTACCAGTCATAATAAATGCTTGTTGTTGTACGTCTGCTTCCATTATGGCGATACCGTAGGTTTTCAAACTTTCTCTTTCGCCTAATAACGCTTTGGTAAAGGCCTGCATAACTGGTTCTGCACCACCTTGTACGTTACTAAATGAAGCTACGTCCCCGGCAAGTGCTGCTAGTTTTTGTGATAAATCTGCTGATCCGTCTGCTGTAAATTCAATACCCTGTAAAACTGCACCAGATTGTGTAAGTAATCCCTCTAATTCAAATGCTGCTAAACCTGCTTTATTTGCAAACTCATCAACGAAACCAGATAGTTTTGGCATTGCTTCGCCAAATGTAGTTTCAAATGCAGATCGTGCTTCGTTAGCGTCTGAACCTAAATCTACTAATTCTTTACCTAAAGCTGCACCAGCTACTGTTGCAATACCTAAACCCGTACCAATAGCTTTACCTGCTTTACCTGCAAAACTACCTAGACCTTGTAAACGCTTTTGTACTTTCGTTAGGTCATCAGTAAATGCTTTTGTCTTACCAATAATTGCTATTGATATTTTTTGTTCTCTTGCCATTACTTAATTGCCTTTACTAATGCGTCAAACATTCTATCGCTGTATGTCTGCATAATATCGTTTTGATTACGTTGTATAGTTTTACCTGCAACATAACCACTTTTACCTGCTTTATAAAATGTACTATCGCCTTGATCTCTTTGGCTACCAGTCCATTTTCTATATGGGAACTTAGCACCCGGTCTTGAATATTTTAAATTACCAACTTGTTGTGCTGATATTGCTCTAGTCTTACCACTTCCACGAACTGGTACATATTGAAATCTACGACCACGTTCTAGTGATATTGCTGTTGGATAACGTGTACTGGTTTTGACATTAACCTTTGCTTCTGTTCTAGTACCACTAGCTGTAAAACCCATTGCTGACTTATTAGCTAATGGTACTGGTTGTTTACGTGCTAAAGGTCTTATGTCTGATAATTGTTCTTTTGCTATTTCTCTATGAAACTTAGATAAAACTTTAAGTACGTCTTTTTGACCATATCGTGCTAAATCTTTTTTCAATTTAATAATTTCGCTATTATCAATAGCTATATCTGTAAATTTTGCTGTTCTAGCCATATTAATTATCGTACTTTTTGTTTATAACCTTTAACAATGCGTCAAACATATCCATATCAAGTTCTAAAACCTCATTTGGACTTATACCTACTTCTAAACTAATTAAAGCTATAAGGTCTATAAATCCAGTTATACTTTTGGGTTATCACTTGCCCCGGATATATCTAAATCATCTACTTGATCTATCCAAGTATCGTAATCATCTGTAACGCCATTACGTTTAGCACCAAGCCACGCCAAATATAATAACCACTCGTATCGTTGTTCTTCTTGTAACTTAGATACGGGTACGTCAAACTTTCTTTCAAATTTGACTATATCGCCGGGTTTTATTTTGACTTCTAACTTTGTGCCGTCATTCATAATGACGATCATATTACCCATTAGGAAGTTGCTCTTGTAATTGTTCCAGAAGTTGGGAACGAAACGGACATAGTCGCTAGTTCGCCTACTGCGTTAGCAATCGGTATGTGTTGGTTTACAAGCACAGTACCAGAATAACTAGGGTTAGTTGCACTAACTGATCCACTTGTTGGTTTAACAACAAATGCTGTTGTACTACCAAGTAATGGGAACAATGTTGCGTCCACTTCGGAAGCTGCGAAATCTTGCTGAAAATCTATTGATAAAGTTCCAGATTTTAAACCACCTGTTCTGGATTGGAACGTGTCCCCCATTGCAGTAGTCATAATTTCATCAGCTGTAATATCTAATGTAACACTTGCTACGTGGTCTGATAAGTCCACGCTGTTTAATGTAACACTAGCGTCTGTTAAAACAAATTTTGCCAATGTGTACTCCTTTCAAAGTTAATTGTATATATTATAAATGAATTGTAGTCTTGTTTGTTATTCTATGCCGATTGTTGCGTGAATACCGAAACTAGGATTAGTTCCAGATATTGTGTAATTTAGTCGCCAATAGTCATCAGTAACTGCACCTGCAACACTTTGAAAATCTGAACCGATTGCTGTTATGTCGCTAAAGGTTATACGATCTGTTGGACTTGTAAAACTTCCATTGTCATCTGATTGTAATTTAAAAGTAATTGTTGGTGTTGATGTACCACTTACGCTATAACAATGTATAGCTACGTATGCTTTTTCAGCTGATGATAAAGCACCTAATTGATATGCTGCACTATTGCCTGTTGCTGTCAAATCGCTGTCTAATGCAACTGTTCCTCTTACAACAATATCTGATGATTGTGATTTAGATATTGTAAATGGTGCTAACTCGCCTACTGTACCAAACATTTGATAACTAAATAATGTTGACTTCATAAAGTAAGCTGTATTGCCTACACCTGCGTCTGGTATGGTTGTAACGACCAATTCGTTGCCTACACTAGCACCTAATAATGCGTCTGGTAGATTTGCCCCGGCTTCATAAAAACCGTCCATTGATAACGTACTATCTTTTAATCCACCTAAAAGTGACCTAAAGCCACCACTATTAATTGTTGTAGCGTCTTGTTCCTCTGCTGTAATATCTAGGTTAACGCTAGTTATATGGCTTGATAGATCATAACCACCACTAAACACTTTGCCGTCATTAAAAACATATTTAGCCATTATCTACTTCTTCCCACGCTTCATTAATATTTGGTGTACTTTTATCATCTTTTTTATACGTACCGTCTTTTTTTCTAGCACGTCTTTTTTTAATTGTAGTAGGTTGTATGTGTCCACCTTTAATTAATGACTTAGCAATATTCTCATCATCAATAGTTATGGTGTCGCCTTTTACTTTATCCATAACTTTTTTATTACCAATTATCTTATATTTTGCCATTAGCTACCTTTCGTGTACACTTGTATTTCTAAATTAGCACCTACGCCGTCAACACCGTTTAAATTAACATCAGCTGCGTAATTGCTCATATTCACTACCCTTGCGTCTGTATCGCTTAGACCAAGTGTTTTATTATTATATATTATTTGTCTTATGCTTGATGATCCACTACCTGTAACAAATGCGTCTAGTTTGTCTTGTGCAGTTCTACTATCAGCACGTTGTACTGCAACTAACATATCAAATGTATAAAGATCTGTTCCACGTTGCATTGCTAAATCAAACTCTATTGCACTTGGTATAAAGATTGCTACCGGGAAGTTTATAGCGTTATCTGGAACTGTGTCATAACAACGTATGCCACTTATGTTACCAACAGTTGTTTTTAAACCGTCCCTAATCTCTGATAGTGTAGCCATTACGCCATACCATAAACTGTGCCTTTACGAAATGGTGCAATCATACGTGTAATTTCTCTGTTTTGTTGTATATTTACTACACCGAAATCGCCGACACCTGCAACGCCTAATGGTGCGTTTCTCATTGCAAATAATTCACTAGCCAACATTAATGTAGCTTGTCGTATTTGCTCTGGCACACTTGCGTAACCCCAATTAGCTGTGATTTCTGCCCTAGGTCTATTGCTTGAAAAATCTAATGGCCATTCGTTACTACCGTCGGATATTAATTCTACAATGTAGTAAGGATTGCCTGTTATACCACCAACTATGCCGTTTATAGGTAGTACTTGGTAGTAATTACTTGCAACGGTAACTTCATACGTTCCGTCATCATCATCATCATATTTAACAACTAATCCAGTTGTTGTACTTATATCATCTACACGAAGTCTATATGGATCGTTTGTAAAAAACTTTCTTGCCGAAGCTGAACCGTCTGCGTAGAAGTAACGACCACAAAATGTATCAATCTGCCTACTAGCTGCATTAATTGCGTCGTCTAGTAAGTCATTGTCTTGACTATCGTCGTTTGGTATTCCAACAAACGCTTTTAATTCATTTTGTGTACAGTAGCCGTTAGTAATGGACATAGGTTATTTACCTTTTTTTCGGCCTTTACCTTTGCCACCTTTCATTTTTTTACCGTAACTTTTACCTTTTGGCATTGTTACTTTTTTTTCTCTACTTTTTTTTCGGCTTTAGGTTTTGCAGTTTTTGTTTCAACTTTTCCACCTGCTGCTTTAATAGCTTTTTTAACTTGTTCAGCACGTTCGGCCTTTCCGTAGATTTCATAATGTTTTAATTCTTTTTTTAAAGCGTCTATTAAACTTTTGTTATCTTTTTTCATAATGTTCTTTCTAGTGGTCTAGTGTGTCGGTTGCCCGACACACTTAAACCAATTTAATTAAAAGGTTGGGGTTATAAGCCCTGTTCCGTTAATCATTGAAATACCACTTGGGTATCTTCCAGAAGCAAATGCGTTGTATCCGTAAACAACCATTTTGGTTGTAAGTGATCCTGCGTTTGTTTCTTCAAATTTTAATTGGAAGATGTTATCTTCAAATAAAATCATATCGTCTGTTTTTGCAATAAGGATAATATCCTCATCATTTCCAGAACCTGCGTCGGTTTGAATATTAGCGTCGGTTATAACTGGAAGTCCTAAAAGGTTTCCAACTACGTTACCGTATGCTGCTGCTTCGCCAACACCTACTGCGTTGTCTGGGTTGTTACCTGCTGGGACTACTAACGGTCTGTTAGAACTGTCAAGTCCTGCTGTAATGAAACCCCAACGTCTTGGGTGCATAACGATAGCAGTTGCCGGGGCAAATCTGTTAGCGTTAACTTCTTGTATTGCGTCTGCTAATTTAGGATAAAGTTCAGCAACAGTTGGACTTGCGTCGGTATATGTTGTTGTGTTTATTCCAGATACAGATTTAATACCTAATGGTTGTCCAGATGATCCAGAACCATTAATAAGTAAATTATCTAGCTTTGTGTAGTAAGCAGAAACTAGGTCGCCAAAAATAATGTTTTCTAAGCTAAAGCCCGGTTGTCCACCACGCTCTAATGCTTGTCTTGAAACATCTTGTTGACCTGCAACAGTATCTACATTTACAGTCAATAGTGTATCGTCAATGTTAGTTTCTGATACAGCTGAATTCTGTGTAGCTTGTTCTGCTGCTGTTGATCCAGTAGTAATTCTGGATACTTCTACTTTCATACCAAATGCTGGTAATGGTTTTTTAGGTACAGCGTTATATACTGCTGATCCTGCTCTTGCAATAGGTGCGTACTCATCAATTAAGTATTGAGGTACAACTAACCCTGTAAAAGCACCAGTTCCAACATCTCTAGCTTCAAATTCTTGGTGTTTGTTAAGTCTTTCTTGTGCTGAAAAATCGCCACTTTG